TTACTCATCCAGCCCGCGGGGGGGCGGGTAGAATACCTGCAACCTGACGGTTTTATACCGGGGGTGCTCACGGCTTCATGCGCGTGCAAAATGGGAGTTTTCATATTATGGGCGGCAGACCACGGAAACCGAGGCAGACGAAGATCCTCCAGGGCACATTCCAACCATGCCGTAACCCGGTGCGTGAGCCTGAACCGGCCCCTCCTGATGACCGCAAGATGCGTCCCCCTGCTACATTGAACAAATGGGCCAAGTCCTTTTGGAACGAGCATATGGAGGAGCTAGTACAGACCGGGGTGCTTACAAGTGTCGACCTTCCTGCGTTCGAGATGACCGCGTCTACTTACGGCCAATGGAAAGAGACCGAGCATATCGTGTTCCATGATGAGTTCAAACGGAAAAGAAGTCTTGAGGACTACATGAAAAGTCGTGATTTCGAGCGTAAAAATATGCCCGAGCTGATCATTATGGAAAAGGCTCGCTCGGATTTCCTGCGGTTCGCCACCCAGTTCGGTCTCAATCCTGCAGCTCGAAACCGCATAGACGTCTCGCGTGTTGCCAAGTCTCTGGATCCTATGGAGGAGTTATTGGCCGAACATGTCTAGTCGAAACGGCGATCTGACCGAAATCACCGCGGCACGCTATATCGATGATGTATCCAAAGGCAGGATTACCGTCTGCCTATATGTTCGCCAGGCCATCACGCGACACCTTCATGATCTCGAGAGGTCCAAAGATACAGGTTATCCCTACCGATTCGATACCAAACGCGCTGAGAAGTCCATTCGTTTTGCGCAATTACTGAAACACTCCAAGGGAGCCTGGGCGAAACGTAACGAATATATCAAGCTCGAGGGATGGCAGCAGTTCATCAAGTGGGAATTGCATGGGTGGATTCGCAAGGATAATGGCTGCCGACGGTTTCGTAAGTCGTATATTGAGGTTTCCCGCAAGAACGGTAAAACCACCTTAGCCGCCACTGAGGCTTTGGATCTATTCTTCCTAGATGGTGAGATCGGGGCCGAGATCTATTGCGCCGCCACCAAGCGTGACCAGGCCAAGANNTATTCAAGACATTTTCTACCATCAAGCAGCGTGACGGCGAATCTGTGATCAAGGCTTTGGGCTCCGATTCCGACACCGAGGACGGGTTGAACCCTCTGCTGGGTATCATAGACGAATACCACGCCCACAAGAGCGCTGATATGGTCAACGTGCTAGAAAGTGGCATGGGATCGCGCGAGCAGCCGCTGATCTACATTATCACCACAGCGGGTACCAACCGCAACGGCCCCTGCTATCAAGAGGAGCGCGAACTAGCGGTGCGTACGTTGGCCGGGGAAGGTCCTGAGGACTACTTCTGTATCATCTACACTTTAGATGAGGACGACGAATGGGATGATCCAAAGGTCTGGATCAAAGCCAACCCCAACCTCGGAATCTCAATCGGAGAGGAATACCTACATTCGCGGGTACGACAGGCATTGGCGTCGCCACGAAAACAGAACGACGTGAAGACTAAAAACTTCAATATCTGGTGCGACGCACAGACTGCGTGGATTGGATCGGAGACGTGGGACACCTGCGGAGCTCCTGTCGACGATTCCCTTCTCGCGGGCCGTCCATGCTTTGCAGCATTTGACTTGGCGAACACCACCGACCTTTCCGCGGTGGCCTTCGTGTTCCCGCCGATGGACCTCGAGAATGAGTATCAAGTACTCATGAAGTTCTATATGCCGGAGAATGTGATCGATGAGAAAAGTAAAACCGACAAGGTCCCGTATGCTCTTTGGCGCGATCGGGGATACCTGACAGCCACCCCTGGAGACATAATCGACCAGGACTACATCGAGGCCGACCTACGGTCTGCGTTCGATACATATCACGTAGTGAGAACGGGATACGATCCATGGAACGCGAGCCAGATCGTGACGCATATGAAGGCTGAGGGTATGGAGATGGTGGCCATCCGCCAGGGGTTCGCGACCATGAGCCCCATGTCAAAATTCTTTGAAACACTTTTAGCGGGAAAGCGGCTCCATCATGGTAACAATCCTATATTGGCTTGGAACGCGTCGTGCGTCGAGGTCGAGCAGGATGCAGCGGGCAACATCAAACCGGTGAAACCCGACAAGCGCAAGAGTGGCAAGAGGATCGACGGCATCGTGGCGATGATCATGGCCTTGGGGCTGGCGATGGGGGATGCGGGAGAGAAAGAGGACGACGGGAACCTGTGGGTGGTCTGATGGGATTCAAGGAATATTTGGCGAAAAAGATCATGGGCCTCATTTCACTCGATGAACTGGCAGCAGGATTATCCCCGGCCTCCTTCGCGTCCATGGCAGGCGANNGCGCCCAGCGGCTGTTCGCCGTCTACGCGTGCGTGAACGTACTGGCCGAGACGATTGCCACCTTGCCTCCAAAGCTATATCGGACTGATCGAGAGGGAAACAAGGAGGTAGTGAAAGACCATGTTTTCGCCAGAACTCTCAAACGGCCAAACCCGACCGACACCGCATTCGATTTCCTTGAGAGGGTGATGTGGCACTTGGCGCTGAGGGGCCGGTTCTTCGCCATCAAGGTTCGGGTGTTCGGTGAGGTGCACGACTTGCTTCCAGTGCGGAATCCTGATTCGGTGACCGTGGTGGATACGATCGACCACGGCTACGATTTCATCATTGACGGCTGCCGGTATAGCCAGGACGACGTATTTTACATGATCGTGCATGACGGTAAGTCGATCATCCGTCACCAGGCGGACACGCTAGGCAAAAACCAGGCGATAAACCGCTATGGCTCCTCCTTCTTTCGCAACGGTGCGATGCCCGGCTTGGTGATCAGGAACCCAAACAAATTCAAGGACCAGGATGCGTTCGACCGGTTCCGCAAGATCTGGGAGGACACCTATGGTTCGGCACGTAACGGTAACAAGGTCGCCATACTGGACGACGGTAAAACTGTGGAGAAGATCTCGTTGACGAATGAGGACAGTCAGTTTTTGGATACCAACAAGTACTCAGACTCGCAGATCGCGGGTCTGTTCCGCGTCCCGGTGTACATGATCGGTAACTACGATAAGGCGACTTTCAGCAATATCGAAAACCTGGGACAGCAGTTCGCTCGCTTCACCATCGCCCCTTGGTGTCGCCGTATAGAATCGGCCATTAGCCAACAATGCTTGTCTGATCGCGGTATGTACTGCGAATTTTTGATGGATTCGTTAGAACGAGGCAACCTTCTGTCGCGCTATCAGGCCTATCAGGTGGGACGCAATGCAGGGATACTGTCGGCCAATGAGATTAGGCGCAAGGAGAATATGAATCCGTACGAAGGTGGGGACGAGTTTCTCAAACCGATGAACAACACCACTGCGGGAACGGGAGGATAACATGGGAAAATGGTTTCGGATCGTGGCAAAAGAGGAAAGCGCAGACATCTATATCTATGATGAAATCGGTATGTGGGGGGTCACCGCGCAATCGTTCTCGAACGCACTGCAGGCGGTGAAGGCCAAAAAGCGGATAGATCTGTATCTTAACAGTCCCGGCGGAGATGTGTTCGACGGAATGGCGATTTATAATGCGCTGCTCCCATTAAGGGACCGACTGACGGTACACGTAATGGGTCTGGCGGCTTCCATGGCAAGCGTGGTGATGCTCGCCGCCTCACGCAGGATCGTCTATACAGGCGCGATGGTCATGGTACACAACCCCTGGGGATGTGCGGTCGGTACCGCGGATGAGATGCGCAAGACCGCTGGGACGCTGGACAAGATCACTGACCAGATCGTAGACATCTACGCGAACGCGACCCGGAGCGAGCCTTCGGATATCCGCTCTTTGATGGACAAGGAAACCTGGTTCTGTGCATCCGAGGCGCTCGGGCATGGTTTCGCAACCGAGACAACCGAAGTCGAAGCTGCAGCCTCGTTGAAAAAGAGATTTGCGATGAAATTCCACAACACTCCGTTGGAGATCGTGGTGGATGATGACGAGCCTACTTTACGGGAGGCCGAGGATGCCCTGCGGGATGCGGGTTTTTCGGATTCTAGGGCCAAGGCGATACTCGCGAAAGGGTTCATCCGCCGGGATGGCGGAAGACTGGATCACCGGGAGGGTGGCGGGTCTTGGGCGGAGGCATTGGCGATCGTTGAGAACATGAAGAACACAATGGAGGCGATCTGATGGAAGAATTGCTGAAGCAATTGAAGGCACTTTCCGATTCGATCGGCGCAATAAGCAGCCGCATCGATTCGTTGGAGAAGGCCAAGGGGTCTGGCGGAGAGCTGGATGCGTTCAAGGCCGAGCTGGAGCGGCAGAAAAGCGAGATCACCGAGGTACTGGCGAAGCTTCAGCGCGAAGGGGTGAAGGGACTCGATGCGAAAGGTGCTAAGAAAGCCCAGGACATCGCCGCGTTCGTTGGCGCGGTACGGGGTAACTTCAGCTCAGTGGTGCGTACCAGCTCAAACGAGGACGGAGGATTCCTCGTCACGCCTGAAATCGAGGCAGGCATTATGCACTTGGCCGCCGCCGAGGGCAGCATGCGGGCCATAGCGGATGTGCGGGGTACAAATAGCGATGAGGTGGTCATCAATGTACGTATCCAAGGAGCGGCAGCTGGGCATGTAGGTGAAAACGACGAGCGAGGTGAGACCGCAACTCCTAAATACGCGCAGATTCGCATCCCCATTCATACTCAATACGCCGAGCCGGTGATCAGTAACCAAGCGCTAGAGGATCCGGATGAGGATTTGGCTGCCGAGCTGACCTATGCGATATCGGAGGCCTTGGGAGTGCAGGATGAAGAGGATTTCATTCTAGGCGACGGGGTGAAGAAACCACGTGGAATCCTAGCCTATGAAAGCAAATTGTGTACAAAAATAAAGGATCTGGTTTGGGGAAAGGTCCCATACGTGAAGACTGGTGCTGCTAAGGCTTTCGCCGCGACCAATCCGGTACAGGTGCTTCGCGAAGCTAAGAAGCTTCTGAAGGTGGCTTACCGTACCGGGGCCGTGATCGTTGTAAATTCAAATACTGCGGCTGTCATGGAGGGGTTTGTTGATGAGAACGGTCGGTCGCTGTGGACCGATTCGATCAAGGAGGGGCAACCCGACCGGCTCATCGGGTTGGGGGTAGTGGTCAATGATTACCTTCCGGATGTCGATAACACCGAGAACCTCCCATTCGCCATCCTGATGAATGCGCGAAAGGCCTACGCGATCCGCGACCGCAAGGGAATGGGTATGATCCGTGATCCTTATACGAAACCTGGCTTTGTAAAGTTCCACACCGAGAAGCGGACTGGTGCGGGAATCAAGAATTACGAGGCCATCGTGCTCATCAAGGCCGAGGCTTAAGGAGGGTTTGCGATGAAGGACCAGAAGAATCTAATCAAGGCTGCTCTCGCGGTGCCAGTAACCATCGGAAAGGTCAGTGTGGTTGGTCTTGTGATCGACCGGCAGGGATACGAGGCTGTCACGTTCGCTTCAGTCATCGGGGCAGGTGCATACAGTACCGAGGAGAAAGTCGCTCCCGTATTGTTCGATAGTGATGACGGGACGAGCTACGTTGTCGTGCCTGCCCACAAGTACCTAGGTTCGCTGGATGCGGTGTCCATTGTGATTGAAAGTGACGAGATCCGCACGATTGGATACATCGGGGACAGGCGGTATGTGCGGCTGGATTTCGAGGTAACCGGGACTCTGGCTGCTGATGTGATCCTCTCGGCATTGGCGATCCTAGGTCATCCGTTCCAGGCTCCGGCACCATGACAGTAATGCAAATAGGCGGAGCATCGGCTCCGCCTTGTAGGTGATGTGATGGTCATATTGAGCGCTGATGCGTTGGTCTCCTGGGAGTACGTGAGTGAGATGCTCGAGTACACCGAGGCCCAAAGAGACAGGATAGTACGGTTGATCAATTGGATCTCCAGCCGTGCCATAGCGGTGGCTGGTCGCGAAATCGTGCTCAGAGATCGTGTGCACACCACTAGTGGTATCGGCACGACCCGGGTATATCTTCCGGTTGTTCCGGTGGTCTCGGTTGGATCAATTGTTATAGACGACGGCCACGTATTCGACAACGTGCCCCTCGATCCATCGGAATACCATATATCGGCCAACAACGGGATAATAACGCGCTACGGGCGCGTGTTTTCCGCCGGTGAGCACAACGTGCGCGTAAGCTACACCGCCGGGTATGCGATCGAGGCGATGCCAGACGGGATTCGCAAGGCGTGTCTCGAGGCAATCCAGACAGCTTGGAATCGGCAGATGGACAATTCATACGGGGTGTCGGCTAGATCAATGTCCGACGGAACTAATCTCAGCTACGAGCTGCGGCTCTCGGCCGATGTGTACGGGGTGTTCAGCGACCTTCGCCTAGCGGTGTTGTGATGGGAGCGCATGTGGTAATCGACGACCGGATCCAGAATCAGCTCAAGGGATTCGAAGCCGATCAAGGAGTGGTGTCGCGAATAGTTGGTGCAGTTGCGCTGAGTTTGAAGGAACAGGCACGCATTGAGCAGTCGCGGACGTTTATACAAAGGACCGGGCGCTACAACAAGTCCATCTGGTATAGGCAGCGCAGAGGGCAGCCGAGAGCGGTTCTGTATGCGGGGAACCTCTCCTCGATATATGAGAAGCGCGGAGCGTACATTCAACCGATGAAGGGAATCGCGTTGCGTTTTGAGATCAACGGTCGGCAGATTTTCTATCGTGGAGTGATCAAAGTAGAGGCCCGTCCATGGTTCTATGACGCGATAAGGCGCGCTTGCTCCAGGGATATCGACACAAAGGCCGCTTCGA